GGGTTAAGCCCCATCGTCCATTCGCGCCGGTAAGCGTATGGAGTCACTATCATGGAGTCAGAGAAGTTCGTTCCCAATCAGTTAGTTGGGAAGGTTTCTTAACGTGGCCGGGCAAGTTTGGGCCGTGTCCAGCCTCGGCGGTTACCTCTACAGCCGCCAGCTTTCAAACGTATTGCGCATGAACGTCCAGCCACTGGTGAAGTTTCGCCAGTTCGCAGACGTCCATGACATCTCCCAGCAGGGCAAGAAGAAGGGCGATACCTTCACCTGGGACGTGGTCTCGGACGTCGCTACCGCGGGTGGCGTGCTCCTGGAGACCAATACGCTGCCCGAGACCAATTTCACGATTACTCAGGGCACGCTCACCATCACCGAAGCCGGTAACTCGGTTCCCTACTCTGGCAAGCTCGACAATCTGTCGAAGTTCCCGGTCGAGGACATCATCAAGAAGGCCCTCAAGAACGACACGGTCAAAGCGATTGACCGCCTCGCCTGGGGCCAGTTCAACCAGTGCCTGCTGCGTGTGATTCCGGTGGGAGGCTCGAGCGCCAACGCCGTGACGCTCTACAGCTCGGGCACCGTGACGGGAACTAACTCAGTCGCCTACAACAACAACCACGCCAAGGCGATCACGGATGCGATGAAGGAGCGGAATATCCCGGCCTACATCGCGGATGACTACTACGCCATCGCCTGGCCCACCACGCTGCGCACGTTCAAGAACGCGCTCGAGGCCATCCACCAGTACAGCGAGACCGGTTTCGCGCTGATCATGAATGGTGAGATCGGGCGCTACGAGAACACGCGCTACATCGAGCAGACCAACATCCCCAAGGGCATCGGCACGGACGGCATCACGACCACGCCGTGGACCAACGGGCTCTCGGACTGGATCTTCTTCTTCGGCAACGACACGGTCGCAGAAGCGATCGCGGTGCCCGAGGAGATGCGCGGCAAGATCCCCACCGACTACGGACGGTCTAAAGGTATAGCTTGGTATTATCTCGGCGGCTTCGGAATAGTACACACTTTGGCTATTAACTGCCGCATCGTGAAATGGGACAGTCAAGCCTGATCAATAACTTACGAGATACTAGATGAATATCGGCACTACTAATGGTACTATACATACCTCACTAGGAGGTTATGTATGGACTTACTGTGCAAGTGGTGCAAAGAGATCAAGCCGGAAGAACTTTTTATCAAACGCGCTCGGTCTAAGCCGTTCTCTCAAAGCAATGTTAGGTGCTGCAAGCAGTGTCAGGCGCTTTATCAACAGCGGAGATACTCGCAGCCGAAGCTGCGAGCTAAACAGCTTAGGGCGAATGCAGCTTGGCGGTCTGCGCATCCAGAAAAGCAGCGCGAGTATGAAAAGCAATTTGCCGCCGACCGTCCAAACCAACTTAAGGCTAGGAATCGAGTTGCGTACAATTTGCGACGCGGTTACTGGAGCAAGCGCCCTTGCGAAGTGTGTAGCAACGTGAATGCGGAAGCCCATCATGACTCCTACGCAGAACCGCACTGGGAAACAGTCCGCTGGCTATGCAAGGACCATCACGAGCTTTGGCATCAGAGGCTCGACCCGGTGAAGAATCAGATCCTGGTTGAGCCACTGGTGACAGTTGAGAATCTGCGGGATGAGGCGGCACTCATTCAGCAGCAGATCACGGCGCTGAGAGACCGGCACCGCGAGCTGCACGCTAAGGCGAATGCCTTGGAGTTGTCCACTTGGAACAAGGTGGTTGAAGCCGCTCAACCGATGTTCGAGGAATTTTTGAAAGGTTAATCATGGCAACGCAGAATCAAGGCAACCAGGGTGTCGTCCTCCGTTCACTGGCCTACGACGATCCAGCCTACCTGACACGGGTCACCGCTCCGGGCGTGACGGTGGCTTCAGGCGGCTCGGCTCTCTCTGCCAAGTTCTACGCCTGGACGCAGCTTCAGGTGTACGGATTTACGGCAGTGGTGACCGCGGTCGGCACCTCGACCTACACGGCCAACGGGACCGGCACGACCAGTGCTCAGACCTATTCCCCGGTGGTTATTCTGAACACCAACACCACGGGAACCGCGATCACGCTCAACACCTCCACCACGGGAACCTTCATCGTCGGCGGCACGGCCTCTCCCGGTACGAACGTCAACGTGCAGGGTCTTGGTGGCTATATTCAGGGTGCGCAGACCTACGCCTTCAACACGCTCGGCGGCACCAACACCACGCAGATCTGGGGCACGGCGACCTACAGCTACGGCTATCCAGGCGGCGGTGCCGGAGGCGGACAGGGCGGATTCCCGATGAATCCGGGGGACTCGATCTACTTTGTCTCAGGAACCGATGCCACGGCCACGGCCACGATCTACATGCAGTATTCGGTCTCCCCGCCCGGTGGTCTGATCATCGCCTGAGGTCGCCATGGCACAGAAGACTTTCCCGACCTACGATGACCCGAACTACACCACGCGCAACACGGTGGAAAGCGGCGTCATGACGGGCGCTGCGGCAACTTACAAGTGGGTGGCCTTCGCTGCCCAGTTCGGCTTCAGCGTCACCGCGTACATGGATACGATTGGGACCTCCACGTACACCGGCACGACGAGTGCTCAGACCGTCTCGCTCTATGTGGTGACCAATACCAGCACCAGCACGACGGTCGCCTTGGTCACGGCGACCTACGGACCTTACATTGCGGGCTCCGGTGGCACTGTCGCGCAGGCGGGCAGTTATAGCGTGAATGTGCTCAATACCAGCACGGGGACGGGCGGCTTTGGCGGCGTCTACGTACCGGCAGGCTCGGAGCTTTATTTCCAGTTGGGCACCGATGCGACGGCCAAAGTGACGGCGACTTATGACTATCAGCTGGCGCCGCTGGCACCGGTAACGGCTTAAGGAGTTTGTATGGCTGAAGAGAATGTCCTACCCAAGTCCGGTGGCGAGGTCCTGGACCGCGCCGGCATCAAGGATTCCGGCTACCTCACCAAGAAGGGCGAGCCCTCGGGCGAGAGCGCGATGTTCAATGATTTGCCGCCCGGCATGAATATCGAGGATCAGAAGAACTCTGACATCCGCGCCCAGAAGATGGTCACCTGGGCCGGAGGCCTGTCGTTCCCAGGCGACGGATGGCAGTGATAAAATGCAGTCCATGCTCGAAGATGCATTCTGGAAGTATGTCCAAGTAGTGGATCATGGATGCTGGGAATGGCTGGCGTCCTTAGGTAATCATGGCTACGGCCAATTGACCTTTAAGCAGCAGAAATACACCGCTCATAGGTTGTCATGGGAACTGCATAACGGTCCTATTCCAGATGGACTCTGCGTTTGCCACACCTGTGATAATCGCAGTTGCGTTAACCCAAATCATTTATTTCTAGGTACGAGGACCGATAACCTTCGGGACATGACCGACAAAGGTCGTCGCGTAAAGGGCGAATCTCATGGTGGTGTCAAGCTAACAGAAGAAATCGTTCTCTCGATACGGAGCAGCGAGCAGTCTGGTGTGGATCTTGCCGCTATGTACGGCGTGTCTCCATCGACTATTTGCTCCATCCGCAAGCGTAGGATTTGGTCACATGTCTAGGATCGTTCAAGAGAAATTTGAAATTCGGCCGCCGGCTAATACTAATGATGACGGCCATAACGGGTGGAAGTCGGACGCATCCGCTAGGACTCGTAAAGGTTTGCAGCAGCGCCACGATGACGGCAAGTACCAGACCTACCGAGCAGACCTGAACCAATTACCTCCAGGGATGAACATCGACGATCAGTCGGTGCGCGAGATCAACCCAATGCGCACAGTTACTGGCGGCACTGACGATGTAACAGACAACCCTCAAGGTAAGGACTTCGTCAAGGGATACGTCGGCATGCATATGCGTGGTACGGACGACATGTACTCCAACGAACACGTCGATGTTTTCTACAGCTCTGTAGAAGTAGATGGAGTTGAGGGGTACCTGGAGCGCGGAAACACACTGGATAGAAACTGATCATGCCGATCATTCTCGGCAACCCCGTCAACGCCGGCTACACGGTCGTCACGACAGCGGGGACCTACACCCTCAACCCCGGCCCCAGCGCGACCTCCCCTGGAGGTGCACCGGGAGCCTATTACGGTGCCTACGTCACCACGTTTGGAACCTCGCCTGTCTTTACCGCTTACGACATCGTTGCGGCTCACGGGACCGTCGCTGTGGCGACCAACCTGATTGCCAATGGTACGGGGACTGCTGTGAACCAGAGCTTCCAGCCGCTCTCTGGAGGCCTTCCTGCGGTGAGGTACAACGGCGCTCTGCTCATCGTGGTGACCGGTACTGCTAACGCCATCAACATCCTCTGGGACTGACAATGAAATTCAACAGAACCTTGGAATACGGGACGGTCTACGGTCACCCTGATGTCTCCTACGAACAGGGCGGCCACTACTTCAAGTCTGACGGGACGGAGGTGGACATGGCGCAGGTACACGCCAAACGCGATGCGGCCACGTCTGAGCAGCTCTCCGCGGCCGTGAACAACATCGATGCGGCTCGCAAGCGACTCCAACAGGGCGCGTAGATGTGGCTTACGATGATGCAGGTGGCTATGCCAATCAGAGCTACGTCACACTAGCGAGCGGCACCTACAACAACCTGGATCGTGCGACGATCCCGCAGTATGTTGTCAACGGGATCACCTACCCGCCCTTTTCCAGTGGTTCGACCAAGGTGCTGTACGTCCTGCCCACCGGTGGCACGGTCACCATTACGGGATTCTCAGCCACTCAGGCGTCCTCGGGTCACACCTTCATGGTCGTCAACCTGAGTTCTACCAATCTGGTGCAGCTATCGCACCTCACGGGCAGTGATCCCGCCAACCAGATCAGTTGCATGGGAGCCGCCACGGTCAGCATTCTGCAGAACGGTGCTGCCCGCCTGACGTACCTTTATCCGCCTGGAGCCGGCAATGGTTTCTGGCAGCCCGCATAACAACGATGAGGAGGAGTGATGGTCTGGAGAGTGAGCGATCCGCAGTGCAACGAATCCGCCAAGGTCAAATGGGAGATCGTGCCCTGGACTCGGGGGCGAGGACTGGATATAGGGTGTGGGATAGAGAAGCTCTACCCGCACTTCCTGGGCGTCGATAACAAGAAAGACGAGCAGCTATTCGGCCATCCCATTCGGCCGGATGTCTATGTGCCCACGGCGGAGAACCTCAATCTCTTCGCCTCCGAGAGCATGGATTTCTGCTTCTCCAGCCATCTCCTGGAGCACATTGAACCCGAAGCGGTGACAGCGACCTTGCGTGAATGGATGCGCGTCATCAAGCCCAAGGGGTATCTCACGCTCTACCTGCCAGATGAGGACCAATATCCGAAGGTCGGTGAGCCGCACGCCAATCCGGATCATAAGTGGAACGTGAGCTACGAGCGCGTGGTGAACTACATGCGCGGGGCTGGCGGCTGGGACCTGATTGAGTTCCAGAAGCGCTCGGAGGAGCGCGAATACTCGCTGCTGTTTGTCTTCAAGAAGATCGGCTCCGGGCAATTCGAGAGCTGGCGCAAGAAGCCACCTCGGCCCGAAAAAACATGCGGTATCGTCCGCTATGGAGCGTTTGGCGATCTTCTTCAGGCTTCATCGGTGTTCGCCGGGCTCAAGGCCCAAGGTCATCATGTCACCCTTTATACTTCCCCTCCCGGTGATGAAGTGGTTCGCAATGACCCGAACATCGATGCTTTCTATCTGCAGGACAAGGACCAGGTCCCCAACCCCCTGCTGGGGGAGTTCTGGGCGCATGAGGCCAAGAAGTACGACAAGTGGGTGAATCTCTCAGAATCCGTCGAGGGCTCGCTACTTGCCCTTCCCGGACGAACCTATCACCACTGGCCTCCCGCCCTTCGACACCGGATGATGAACCACAATTATCTGGAGATGCAGCACGACATTGCGGGTGTTAAACATGCACCAGCCGTGCATTTTTATGCAAGCTCTGAGGAGAAGATGTGGGCTCACAAGCAGCGGGGGCGAATGGGAGAATTCGTCATTGCCTGGGCTCTGGCCGGCTCCTCAGTCCATAAGACCCACGACGGATTGGACTCTCTGATCGCCTCTCTGATGCTGGACTTCCCCCAGGTCGAGGTGGTGCTGATGGGAGGGGAAGCCGCGAAGATCCTCGAGCAGGGCTGGGAGAAAGAGAAACGTGTGCATCGTAAATGTGGTGAGTGGAGCATCCGGCAATCGCTTGCCTTCATGGCGGAAGTGGACTGCGCGGTAGGACCTGAAACCGGCTTGATGAACGCCGCCAGCGAGTTCGATTACCCCAAGATCGTGCTGTTGTCTCACTCAACGCATGAGAATCTCACGCGCGACTGGGTAAACGTGCATCCGATAGCGAGTGAGCATACGGTGTGTCCGGGCCGCGGGAATAACGAAGCCCCCGCCTGCCATCAGCTTCACTACGGTTGGGAGCACTGCAAGAAGGCCGATTCGGTCGCGCAGTGCCAGAAAGACATCAGCGTGGAGCAGATCTACCGAGTCCTTTGGCATTGTGTGAAACGGGCGATGGAGCAGGCCGCTTGAGCACCTCCGGCACATATTCATTCACCGTCAACGCGGCTCAGATCATCAATGAAGCGGCTTTGAATGTCGGTGCCATTGGAGAGGCCGAAGTCCTGACGAGTCAGGAGTACAACGACATACTTCTGAAGCTCAACATGATGGCGAAGCAATGGATGGGAAAGCAGGACTTCGCGCCGGGCTTAAAGATGTGGACCCGCAAGCGCGGTGACTTGTTTCTGGGATACACCCAGTACCAGTATCAGTTGGGACCCGCTGGAGACAACTGGGCCGGCGGGGTGACGGGAGGCGCATGGAATCAGAACTACAACTCGGCTCTGCTGACCGCCAACGCCATCGTCGGGTCGAGTTCTATCCAGGTCGATTCCATCACGACGATCAACGCCAATGATTACATCGGCATTCTTTGCGGCAACGATCTGTTCTGGACCACTGTGGCCGGGGCGCCTGCGGGCAATCAAGTCAACCTGGCCGCGCCCCTCACGGTGCAGGCCAATCAGAACGCGCAGGTGTTCAACTACACCACCAAACAGCAGCGCCCTCTGATGATAGAGACCGCGATCCTGCGCGATATCTATTCCAACGACACACCGCTCGACACCATGACGCTTCAGGACTATGAACTGCTGCCGACCAAGACCTCGCCGACCTATCAGGCCGATCCTACGGCCTTCTACTATGAGAGCCAGATCGGAACGACCACGGCCAACAGCAATGGGCAGTTCTACATCCAGTGCGGTGGCGCGCAGGATGTGACCAAGGAAATCCACATCGTTTTCCTGATTCCGGTGCAGGACTTCACCAATCCAGGAGATAATCCGGCCTTCCCGCAGCAGTGGTACATGGCGCTGTGCTGGGGACTCTCCCGACAGATCGCTCCCATGTTTGACTCCATCTGGGATCAGGCACAGGAGAATAACTACAAAGAGTCGCTGGCTATGGCGAAGCAAGCCGATGCCGAGGTAACGAGCTTCTACTTCCAGAGGGATGCTGGGAGCCCCTACGAGCCATGAGTAAGTGTGCAGCCGAGTATCTTAGGAATAAGTACAAGTGCGCGTAATTCCATTATTTGGGGCAGGCACAAAGAGCAAGAGCGCTGTGGTCACGAGCCAGCGTCGTCTGAACGTGTATTTCGAGAATCGCCCAGATGGGGACAAGAGCAAGGTCGCTATCTACGGCACCCCCGGCCTTGTCGCTTCTTTCAAGGTATCGAACCTTCCTGCGCCCATGCGCGGCATGGCGGGAGATGCCAAGTACCTCTACGTCTGCTTCTACAACCAGTTGTATGTGATCGTGGCCTCCAATGGGGTGGTCATGGCGTCCAATCCCACTCAAGTGCCAGTCAACACCACTTCAGGCAATGTCTCGATACAGCCCAGCCCCACGCAAGTGCTGTTCGTCGATGGTGCGGCCGCTTATCTTTACTCCCTGACCGCAGCTCCTGGTACGGGCTTCTCTCAGGTCGCCTCCTTCCCGGCGACAGGGGCACGGACGGTGACATTCTGTTCTGGTTTCTTCGTTGCCGAGCAACCCAGTACGCAGACCTTCTGGGTGTCCAATGCTTATGATGGATCGACCTGGAATGCGCTGGCTTTTGCGGAGGCTTCCTCGGGCGAGGGCACGATCCAGGCGGTCGATCAGCTCAACGGGGTGCTGATCCTATTCATGAGCAATGCCATGGAGTTCTGGCAGGATGTTGGAACGACTCCGGAGCCTTTCGCGCCGATTCAGTCGGCTTACAATGACTGGGGCCTGGCGGCGATCTTCTCCCGCGCCCACATCAATCAGGGGATCGCCTTTCTCGGGCTGACGACCAACGGCACCGCGCAACTGTGCTTCCTCAATGGCTTCAGCGTGCAGGTGATCTCGGATGCCGACACGGAGGCCATCTGGCAGGGTTTTTCGACGGTAGCGGATGCGGTCGCCTTGACCTATCAGGTTGACCACCACCCGATGTACCAGATCAGTTTCCCCTCCGCGAATCGCTCCTGGATATTCGATCTGTCCACGGGCATTTCGAGTGAGGTACAGACCGGCCCTTCGGTCAACCCATCCCGCCATTGGGGCAATTTCTCAGCCCTTGCGGGAGGCTTTAACTACATCAGCGACTACGCCACCAATCAGATCTACCAGATGAATCCCAACGTCTACACCGACAACGGGCAGGTCATCATCCGGGAGATCATTACCCGCCATGTTCTTTCGGCTTTCAATCGGGTGCGGATTTCACTGCTGTATCTGGACATGGAAACCGGAGTCGGACTTCAGACAGGGCAGGGTAGCAACCCGCAGATCATGCTGCAGGTATCGCGTGATAACGGCCGGAGCTGGTCAGCGGAGCGATGGACGACGCTGGGAGCAGTGGGCAAGTACTTGTGGCGCGTGTCATGGCGCCGGTTCGGCATTGCTCGAGATTACGTTTTCCGTATCCGCATGTCTGATCCGGTGAAATTTGTGATCACTGAAGGGGCTATTAAACTCTCCGAACGCCAACCGGCAGCGAAACTTGGATGATTTCTCCACTTCCCCCTGATAACCATATTACACAGCAAGTGCTCACGCCTGCCTGGCAATCGTGGTTTTCATCGGTGTATCGCGCGCTGGTGCCATTAGGGGTCGGGACCACCACCAATCGGCCGACGAAACAGCTTTTTATCGGCTACGGGCCATTCTACGACAGCACGCTGGCAAAGCCGATTTGGGTTAAATCCACCGGTCCCACGGTCTGGCAGGATGCTGCCGGGAATGTGGTA